ACGAAACAATACAAGACGATTGGATTCATAGTTTTACTTTAAAAGAACAAAAAGAAACTAAAGGTGTTATAGAAAATCTTTTTAAATCGTCAATTTACATTCCATCATTTGATAGTGCAGGTAATTTTAAATTTATAGACCTAAAACAAAATATAGAAGATTATGAGCAGTTTGAATCTATAAACAATCAAGATATTGTAAAATATTCTTTTGCCTTAACTAAATTAGAAGATGTTAAAAACCAAGTAAATGTTAAGTATAAAAAAGATTATGGTGCAAATGATTATTCAGAAGAAACAGGATATGGAATAGAAAATAATAATGGTATCACTTCTGCTACTACATTAGATGAATTGACTACAGAATTAACATCTGATATGCTTTATGATATTAGTTATTATGGTATAAAAAATGAAGATGCAAAATTAGATATAGAAACGGAATATATTAGAGATAAAGATACGGCACGAAAACTACAAAGAAGATTGCTTATGTGGTATGCAAATCAACATATTACAATGAAAATAGATTTACCTCCTAGTTATATACATTTAGAAGCAGGTGATTACATAAAATTTGATGAACTTATAGGTGGTAAACTTGCTTTTGGTTTTGACTATACACAAGAGTTTGTTAAAAATGGACAACTTATATATCCTGTATTTTTTGTTACTAAAACAGCTAAATCTTTAAGTAAAGTAAGTTTAGAGTTAGTACAAGTACATCGTGGCGATTTTGGTATGAATGATGATGCTTTAGGTAATTATAAAATACCTAATCCGTATATGAATAATATATATGGTCCTGAAGGAGAAGAATTAGAAGAAGAAGAAATATACTTTTTAACAGAATGGGAAGGTGATTACAATTTGCCTGATTTGCAACAAGGACAAATAAATGCACTTGTAAGTACAAATTTAGAAACAGGCGTTAATATTGAAATAAGACTACTTGATTCTAGTCACGCTTTTAATTATGGTAATTTACAAATTACAAATGGCATTAATGATATAGAAGCAAGTGAACTTGTTAATGCAACAATAAATGAAACTGACAATAATTATGGTGATAATGTTAGTATAAACAAATTGTCAGGTTTAGCATATAGAGCAGGAATTGAATATACTGACGATAATGCTGTAGAAGAAACTATTGAATTAACATTTGATTTAATTATTACGTCAGATACAGACCCTGAATTGTCTGAAACATTAACTTTTGTACAAAATATACCAACTATAAATTTTACATTAGGCGATTTAAATGGAGATGAAGTTATAAACGTATTAGACATAATTATTCTTGTAAATCTTATTTTAGATGATAGTCCATATAATGAATCAGGCGATTTAAATGGTGATGGTGCATTAAATATATTAGATGTTGTAACTTTAGTGCAAAACATATTAGGTAATTAAATGATATACAATAAAACACAATTAGCAGATGGTAAATCTACAATTATATGTAATAATGGTAATTGCTCTATTGAATCTAATGTAGATATATTAGGTATAGAAATAGACTTTACAGGTACGGCAGATATTACGCCAACATTACCTGAAGGTTGGATAATGCAAGGTAATAAAAGTAAAATACTACTAATAGGCTTACAAGGGTTAGCCGTTAAAGATTTACAATTATTTACCTACGAGGGTACTATTAAGATAAAAAGAGTAATTATAG